CAGTCATTAAAAATTGCCACAGCTTTCTATCGTGATACTTGTCTAACTCGGCTATACGAATATCGGTTGCTTTTAATCGACCATCAATGCCGATAAACTTTTCATCTGTTCTGGTTTTAAGATATTGAATGTCTTTTTCCAAGTCGCACAAAGCTTGTTGTATCTGCCTTGTATCTTCTGGAATTTTCATTACATACCTTTTTTACGGTCAGCGTATTTATCTCCCATAAATCCCTTCTGAGCTTTTTCAATCATACAGTAGCCTGCTGTTGTGCATTTGTCAGGGTGTGGGCAGTCAGGACATACGCCAAATACATCACTTTCTTGATAGTATCTTTTAGCTTTGTCAGAATAGACACCTTCCATTGGGTCAAAATTATCAGCCATATTATTTCTCCTTATCTACTTAGCCAATTGCGAACCGAAGTAGACCTCGATTATGAGCGAAGCCCAACTAAAGATTTCTTCGTATTTCACAAGTCCCTCTACTGGCATAAATGTGGTAGTCTCACCACCACCAAATCCTAAGAAACCTGATGATTTCTCAACAACTGGTATGACAGTATTAATATCCATAAAGACTGGTGCAATTTGAGTAAATACAACCAGACCTAAGATGGTCAGTATTATGATACGCCTATTAAGTGCAGCCATTGGCGATTCATTGTTCATTTGCTGACGGATTTGATTGGTCTCTTCTCTACGACCAGTAATTGCTTCCATCTGCATTTTTTGGGCGTCTTGCTTGGCTTTTTGATTCATTGAAAATATCTTCATAATGTAGCCAAAGCCAATAGGCAATACATTAGTTAATATCTCAATCATTTCAATAACCTCTTAAACCAGTTTTTTACAGCATTGGTTTTAGTCTTTTTGACATATCTGCCTTTTTTATCTCTTAGTCCGTTTTTCCAACCCATATCTCCCCCATAAGGTTATAAGTATTTAATTATTGTATTAATGTTCTAACCATCCAGTAGCAATATATTTTGTTCCATTCATTGGCGGATTACCTCTGTGCATGTGAGTATATCCAGCAGGAAATATACATACCATTCCTTTTTCTGGTTTAAGTCTATATTGTTGATATAAAAATTCTGTTTCTCCACCATCAAAATCATCATTTAAATATAAAGTCCAAGCGGCAACTCTTTGCATAACAGTTTTACTGTGTTCACAATGCCAAACATGATAACCACCAGTTGGTTCTGTTTTTTGTACTTTAAATACTCTATTAAAATTTTCTCCACACTCATTAATATCATATTCTGATGCGTATGCTTGATAACAAGTATTGTAAAAATGTTCATTAAATTGATTTATAAACATAGGTCTACAAATTTGTTCGTCAATATTTTTTTCAATATCTGGAAGTATTAAAGCATTATCTTTTTTATGAAGTTTTGGAACATTATCAAATTCTTGCCTACTGTATGCACTTGCTGAATTTTCCTCATAATACTTAATTATTTGATTGCAAAACTCACTATCAAAAGCATTACGATAAACACCTATGTGTTGATTATGTTCTATTTCCATTAAGGTTTAGTTGGAAAAGTAATTAAATTGTATTGAGTTGTTGTGTAATCATTAGTCATATCTCTCAACTCTTGACGATATGTTGCCCATGCTGTTTTATCGCTATCTGATAAAGGTGAATCTGTAGTATGTGTCCAATCAGATTCTATTAACATTTGATTTCTTATACCTCTTAGTTCATCAATATCCACATCTCTTGTGTTCTCAGCGTTTTGTATTTCTTCAGCAATTTCAACTTTTTTTGTTGCATGTGAATCAACAAGTGCTTGTACATCAGCAGGTAAAGATGTTATATCAAGATTTGGTGTGCCATCATTATATTCAATATGACCAGTGTTCGTATCTGTTTCAAACTGAACAGCACTAATATTAGATGCTATATTGCTTGAATAATCATAATGAATAAAATCACCATCTTTTCCAATAGCGTTATCTTCTACAATTAAACATACTTTCATTTTTTATCTCCAATTAATTTATTTCTTTGGTCTAAAAGCATATTAAAAATATTTTGACCTTTTACTGTTTCATTTCTAAAACTCTCAAGTGCTTCTGTTTGTCCTAGATTTGTTCTAGAAGTCTCTATTTGTAATGTAGGCATCCACGCTATAGCACAACCAGAATCATTTATTTCTTTACCAGTGTTAGGGTCTGTGCCTTCCATTTTAATATACCAAGCACATCTTAATATTTTTCCATCTTTTGTTTCTTCACACTTGCTTCCTAAAGGACAACTAAAATCAACTTCTAATGCCATTAATCTTTACTACAAACAATTACATTAATATATTGTGGTGCAAACGCTGTTGGAGATGCACTTCCAGTTGCAACAGCACCACCAGAACCAGTATTTGACGCACCACCAGAAGATACAGCACCATTTAATCCGTGATTATGTGAACCACCACTACCACTATTACCACTCGCTACATTGTAAGCGGCATTAGAATATCTATATGGATAAGGTCGCCATGTATTAGTATTTGCGTTTTGATAATCATTACTCATCGGCACATTATGTGAGTGCGATGGTATTCTTGATGTTGCTAGTGTATGTGACGCTACCGCAAAGTTATCACCATGATTATGGTTTGGTGTGCTGTGAGTGTGACTACCACCAGTATGCGTATGAGCAGTTGAAGGTGGACTACTTAATCCATGTGTACCACCAGTTCCACCACCAGTTCCACTTACTACTCTTAGTGCTTTATCATTATTAGCAGTATCTTGTGTCCAACCAGTTGGTGCAGATGCTTGAAAAAACACCATCTTTGTACCACTAGGAAATGGTTGTACACCAGTTAAACTGCTTCCGTCTATTGCGGGTAAAGCACCACTTAAAGTTGAAGATGCAACAGTTCCACTTGTAATATTAATTCCAGTAACTGCTGTAGTGCCGTCTAGTAAATCATCAATTTTATCTAAATTACTATTTAACTTAGTTCCCCAAGTATCCGCAGACGCTCCAACTTCTGGTTTTGTCAGCGAATATGTTGTTGTTGTAGTATCTGCCATAATCTATTTCCTTTTCTTAGCTAGGTAGCCTTTGTAAGACCTCTCAGCACTTGCTTTTGTCTTATACATTGCCTTACCCTTCTTGCCTATTTTATACTTTTTTCCAACCTTGTAAACGGGCATTAGAATCTACCTTTCCACACCCTGAGCTTGTCAAAGTCGCCACTAAGCATCATTTTCTTCACCACATCCTTACGGGCTTCGACATCGTTCCAGTTTACACCTAGTTTATCACAGACTTCTTTTAACAACCCGATTGGTATGCTTCCTGCAAATTTATAGTCTTTTCCGTCTCCTAGACCTAGTGCATTAATTCTTTGCACTCTATCGACAGCATCTTGATGGTCATATTGTTTTTCAATAATGATTTTTTGATTCTTATGGTCTTTGTGCCAAATTTCTTTTTTAAGCATATTTTGTATGTGAGAGAAGGGGTGTGTGCCACCCCCTCAATGTTCACCTTTGTATTAGCTAATTACGAAGTTGTGTTATCAGCAATAATACCGTTTGCTTTTTCGTTCTTACAAATTAGAGTTAATTCTGTAACAACTTGACGCTTCTCATTATCACCAGTCTTAGCAAGTGCTGAGTTCTTAGTAGGTCTAAGAACGCCAATCGCCCACATATCGTCTTGCATAATGAAAACATCTCTTGAACGACATTCTCTTGATGGTGTGAACTCTACAGTTCCCCACGGTGTTACATAAACATCAATTGCGTTAACAACTGCGTTTGTGCCACCAACAGAAGCACCGATAGTAGTTCTTTGGTTGTTATTACCATCAAAACCTAATGCTTTGTTCATTTGGAATGCAGAAAGATATACTCTATCTGGGTTTCCACCTGATTCCCAAATTGATTGCATTACTGAATCAAACTTAGTCTGTGAGAAATCAGTTTGACCATCTGCTGATGAGTCAGTTCTTGCAGTATCACCCTTGTTTGTAGTAGGGTTAGCACCTGCTGTAGTTCCACCAGTTTCAAAATCAGTATTAGTAATTAAGAAACAAGGTGCTCCACCTAGTTCTCTTGCTGTGCCGATTGCACCATCTTCCATAGCATTGTTATCAAAAAGAGCTTTCTCAATGTCTAATTTCTGCTCTTTCGCAATTTTTAACGTCTGGTATGCAATTTCAGTTGTGCGTCCTGCTTTATCTAGACCTTGGTCTGTATCTGCAACAATAACAGCATTTTTAAAGATTTGAGTGTAGTTACCTAATCTTTGTGTAGCTGTAACTGAATCTGCAGATGTATCATCACCTTCTAAATGAGCATTGGCTTGTGAACTTCTTAGAGTATCTGTCTGCCACTCGTGAAAAGTGTTAGTTGCTTTAACTTTTTGTGTATTTGAGTAAAAGGGAGTTTCTTCTGGAGAGATGTTATAGATAACATTCTCTAAGTCCTCTCTAATACCTTCCGCATCATAAGATGTAAATGTATCGCTTGGTAGTGCCATTTCTGGTTCTCCTTAAAAAATTAACTATTTGAACATTAAACTTATAGCATCATTAAGATTGCCACTTTGTTTAAGTTTTGCCATTTGCTTTTGACGGTCTTTATTGGCAGAATCGTTAACTCTTTTAGCACCTGCTTTAACAACCTTCTTAGTGGCTTTTTGCACTACTTTCTTCTTGCCTGCTTGAAGCTCTCTATATTTGATTGCATCG